AATTCGTTCTCATTCTCATATCGCTACCCATTTTAGTGCTTATATGGAGTATCTTTAGTGACGACCCAAGCATCAAAGAAAAAATAGACATCTTCTTTGTACAGTTTGGAAGTTTACCTGTGTGGTATCAAGCACTCTTTGTAGGAGTAGTTGGATGTATATATGGTCTTAAAGGGGTAGACATATTTAGGAATAACAAGAAATGATTTGGGCATTATCAATAATGCTTTGGTATCACGATGTACCAGAGCAGGACTTGCAGTATTGGCAACATAAAACGTTCGAGTCGCAGTACGAATGCCACAACTACCTGGCTGATAACAAAGTTAAATTAGTCGATAGTGTATTAGAAACATTTAGAAACACAGACGGAAAGCTTTTACAGAACTTTGAGTTCTATTGTGAGAGTAAGTCTTATGTGATGGAAGTATGAAGATAAGTGAAAATACGTCTATCTCAATGCCAGCGCGAAACCTTATCTCTATTGTTACTGCGTGCATTGTTGGTGCTTGGTTTGGCTTTGGTGTCATTGAGCGCCTTAATATTATAGAAACAGAATTACAGTTGATGAACCAAGACTTGCTTGAGGCATCAACACAAAAGCCTGTTGATATGGAGCAGTTTATGCTGCTTGAGTTTATCTCTAAAGAACACAACAAACTTAAAGATGACGTAGAAGAGAAACTACCAAAGATTGATAGTATCGATATGCACGCACAGTTCTTAGAGGAACGCATAATAGATTTAGAAACTTTAACTGACAAACTAAGGAACGGTTCACATTATGATTGAAGTAGTATTCGCTATTCTAATGATACAGAACGGAAAGGTGATTGAATATGTACCAACGGGCGGTATGGCTGATTGCCTTGAACAGAAACGCATTGTTACAAGACAGATTGGCGAAGAGCAAGAGGGCATCTCTATGCAATGCAAACAAGTTAAAGCAGAAATTGAAATTGATATGGGAGAACGTAAACGCATTAAGAAGATTATTGAGTAAATGGAAAAAGAAGACACGATAGAGAGTATCGTAGACGAACTTCCTGTCTTATTAGTCAGACAAGCATACAAGAAACTAAAATCTGGTGATGATTTGACAGCATCAGAGATGAAAGTATGCCTAGAAGTCTGTAAGACCTACAGTTCAGAAGATATTGTCCGTAAGGCAAACAACATTTTAGATGAAGTGCCTTTTGATGTAGATGAATAAAATACAGAATTTCAAAAACTTTCTGTATCTTTGTTGGAAACATCTAAACCTACCAGAGCCAACACCGATACAATACGATATTGCAGATTATTTGCAGTCAGATGATAAGAGATTAGTCATAGAAGCCTTCAGAGGTGTAGGTAAAAGTTGGATTACAAGTGCTTTTGTCTGTCACCAATTACTATTAAATCCTAATAGGAATATTCTTGTGGTCTCAGCTAGTAAAACTAGAGCTGATGACTTCTCTACATTCACACAAAGGTTGATTAGTGAGATGCCATTACTGCAACACTTGCAACCTAGAGACAACCAGAGACACAGTAAGGTTAGTTTTGACGTTGCACCTGCCAGAGCTTCACACGCACCGAGTGTTAAGTCTATGGGTGTTACAGGTCAACTTACAGGTTCACGTGCAGATTTAATTATTGCTGATGACGTTGAGAGTGCAAACAACTCACAGACACAGTTAATGAGAGACAGATTAAGTGAAACTGTGAAGGAGTTTGATGCGATTATCAAACCAGAGGTTGGCAGAATTATATTCTTAGGAACACCACAAACTGAGATGAGTTTATATAACTCTTTAGAGGAAAGAGGGTTTAAGACCAGAATATGGTGTGCACTTTACCCTACAAAACAGCAAAGTATCGGGTACGGAAACAAGCTTGCTAAGATAATTGCTGATGTAGAAGACAAAGAGGGTAAACCTACTGACCCTCTAAGATTTAATGAAATAGATTTAATGGAACGACTAAGTTCGTACGGTAGAAGTGGTTTCAACTTGCAGTTTATGTTGGATACAACATTGAATGATGCAAACAGATACCCACTAAAACTCAACGACCTCATTATTGTTTCAGGCTGTTCATCGTGGGATGAAGCACCTGCAAAAATACAATGGGCTTCTGGTCAAGACCAAATCACAGCGATTAGCTCAGATATACCAAACGTGGGTCTTAAAGGAGATTATTTCACTTCATATCTGTATATGAGTGAAGAGTTTGCGCCTTGGGAGGGAACAGTTATGTCAATTGACCCTTCTGGGCGCGGAGAAGACAGAACAGGCTATGCCGTTATCAAAATGTTGCACGGTGTGTTGTATCTAACAGCCGTAGGTGCACTTGAAGGTGGCTATAGTGACGAAACATTAGAACAATTGTCTCGTATAGCGAAGAAACAAGACGTTAATTATGTGGTAATCGAGTCAAACTTCGGTGATGGAATGGCAACGCAGTTATTAAAACCTGTGATGTCACGCATACACCCTTGTGAGATAGAAGAGGTTAGACACAGCATACAAAAAGAGAAGAGGATTATAGATACCTTAGAGCCCATTATGAATACACACAGGCTCGTAGTTGACGAAGATATTATCAAACAGGACTTTCAGTTACCGCCTGACCATCAGTTATTTAGACAGTTAACACGTATCACCCGCGATAAAGGCGCACTCAGGCACGATGACCAACTAGATGCACTTGCTATAGCTGCAAACTATTGGGTTGAACGTATGGACAGAGACCAAATCCTTGCATTCGACCAACACAAAGAAGAAATGCTCGATAGAGAGCTGGAATTATTTATGGAGACCGCAATTGGCGAAAAACCTAGAGGAGATAATTGGTTATGAACTACGATGAAATCAAAGAGAGCATTCGTAAGCACGAAGGGTATCGACTAGAGCCCTATAAATGCACGGAAGGTTTCTTAACAGGGGGAATAGGACACAAGATTAACGAGGGGGAAGAAATACCGACCACGGAAGAGGGGTGGTTGGAGTTATTTGATAAGGATTTTGAAATAGCCCTTAATGGCGCTAGGAGACTCCTCAATGAAGAAGAAACACACCCAGAGGCATTTGGTATTGTGATTGAGATGTGCTTCCAATTAGGCGAATTTGGAGTCAGTAAGTTCAAGAAGATGCTAGCAGCCATAGAAGCAAAGAATTACTTTGATGCTGGCTGGGAAATGAAGGACAGTAAGTGGAACCAACAGACACCCCATAGGTGTGAAGCCCTGTCTTTACGGATGCGGAATATTTCATAAAAAAATTTGAGTGGGTATATCGATATATGAGGGTCGATTTACCCCCTTGGCGGTGGTCGTTTGCGCGTCAAAAAGTGGTTTTTAAGGTCATATAACGCGCAAAAACCGTCTATATACAATTGATGCGTTATCAATTGGTGGAACCGCGCATACTTTTATTACGCGTTTGTGTTCTATAGGGTCTATTTTTTTGTTTTTAGTTTAGTTCCCGTATTAGATATATGCCAAGCCTCCGTTACATATATATAGATATACTAAAGAGTATCTTAAGGAGTATCTAAAGCATATCCGAAGGTCTACCCATAAGAGACACCTGCACCACCTCCCCCAATTATTCATACCTAATACACCCTGAAAACTTTTTTTATTTTTTTAATAATAATGGTTGCAATATGCATAAATAATATTATAAGTGATATCATCTAGTAACTAACTAGACAAAAAGGAGCATTTTCTGGCGTTTACCTCCTCAATACATAAAAACACCAGACAAGCGGGAGCGCAAAGTTAAATCTTGTAAAGTGCTCACTCCGCTACCTAGACGGGATGTGACAGGTCTTAGTAGGTAGCATTTATTATATAGCCGTGAAGGTGTGGGGGGGGGGGCACCCCCGCTTCGCCTCCACACTTTCGCGCCTGTGTAATACAGGAAATCAAACAAACAATAACAAGGAGTAAAAATTATGGGTACAAGATGTAACGTAATTATAAAATTTGGTGATACTAAAATAATTCTTTATCGCCATTATGACGGATACCTAGAAGTGACAGGGGAAAGTGTCTTAAACAAATTGAGACTTGCTGAACTTAGACACACTGAAACAGGCATTATTAATGTTGCCAAATTGGTGCAGTTGTTTCTAGTACAAGATAATGACTATAGACTTGAGACTGACTGCGCTTGCGATGGTGAGTTTGTCTATGAGATTAATCTTAAATCAGAATATCAGCACGGAGCACATTATAATTTTTCTTCGTTGGTTAGCCTTACTGTTTACCAGAGGGACAATTGGGAAGAAGATAATTATCTTAAATGGAGCTCTGCAAAATATGACTCTGTTGACTATGACTGCGATTTTGAAAAATTAATTAATAAATTGCAAAATAGGAGGGTGGCATAATGATAAGCGGAAACGATTTAATCTTTGCTGTTCTACTTACTGTAGGCGGTGCAATTCTAATTCTTCAGGGGGTGTTATTATGAACTATATTGACACTCACAAGAACAGAATAAGAGAAAGCGCTAGGCGCAATCCGTTGAAAGCTTATTTCCTAGGCGGTTTCGAAACACTACCGCCAAAGCTACAAAAGGAAACAATCCGTTTTCTTAATAAGTGTAAGCGAACAAACAGGGAGGTTTAAATGGATGAAGACTTATTAGAAGGTTTTCTCGAAGAGCTTGGTCTTGATGAATTTGAGATTGAGCAAGAAATCGAAAATTATAATCAAGAAAATGATTAAATGAAACTAAGGGGGGCACGCGTTGCCCCTCTGGGCTTCGTTTAACTACGAAGACTAAGGAAGCAAGGTTGACACTTGAAAAGATTAAGTTCAATACAGGAAGTCATTAAATTAATTCCTGTCCCAATGAATTAACATTGTGGGTATAAACATTGCCTTGTTATCTTTACTAGACGAAGGCGCAAGCAGTAGGTTCAGCGCACGGACAATGAACCCAATTTACTAGACAGCAAGCTTTATTACTGCCGTAACGTGCACAGTTAGTGGTGGGAAGAGAGCTCGCTGTTTTTACTAGACGGCAGATACAGACCTAAGTGCACCCTGTAGAGGACAGACCTCTTTAAAAAACGTTGTGGTGGGTGCCTGTGTTTGTCGTCTTTTTTTAGTCGTTAGTAAACATCATCGTAAAACTACAATTGTTATGTCGCTGTGAGCCATAACAGCCGTTGCTGTTTACTAGACGGCACAATCAAACAAACAAACAAGGAGGACTAATGGAAACTATATCAGACCGACTATGCAATGAAGCTTTTGGACTAATGCTTATCTGGAAGCAACGCATTGCACACGAACTAACAAAAGAAGCTCAGGAACTAGACCCACCTGATGCTGTTTATGTTGGGAACTTACTTATTGGATTACGTAAATTGGGTAAGCAGTATGGATGGGACTTAGATGAATTAGTTAAGGAGGTAACAAAATGAAATATCCAGACTTAGAAAATTTCTTAGTAAGAGCTTCAGATATGTATCAATACAATCTTGAACACTATCCTGAAGAAAAACCAACAATGCTAGGTGCTTTGAATGAAGTACTTGATGAAAGTTGGTGTTTAAAATTTGACAAATCAACGAAACGAAAAGAAGCAGAGCAAACAGTACAAGATGCTCTTAATTGTTATGTTGAGGACTCAATAAGTGGAGATTTAGAGCAACAGCAAATTCTTAATGATGCATTTAAAACTCTAACAAATTAAATGATTTCAAGGGGGGTACACAAAAGTGCCCCTCTGGATGTCATTTAAAGGGGTTTTTTTCTTTCTACCCTGAAAATGGCAATTGCTGTTAACTTTTGGTATCTTTTTCTTTCTAGCCAGAAGTAACAGCTCATTGTTTCAATGCGCGGTTTACTAGACGGCATCCTACCTAATTATGCCTTTACTAGACGGCGCATTGTTTCCTTGTTTAACGCACACATTGCCTAGAAACTTCTTGGTTCTACTAGGCGGTGTGTGTGGGACAGCAGATACTAACAGGACTTGAGTTCTGTTAATAAAAAATATTTACAAGTGTATATTGACTTCATTTTTCAAATATACATTATTGGGTACATAGACTTTTGTTAGTCGAATCACAAAATCAGATTATGACTTTGTGTTGTATGTTTCGGGGGATACTACCTTAGTTAACAAGTAGGGTAGACATACAGAAAACGAAACAGCCGATGGGCATCGTAGTTATACGTGTGAGACCAGGTTGACATAAAGTGGTAGACGCAAAAGTTTGAGCACGAGCTGGTATGAATGATATGAATGAAAATCGATACTGTTCAGTTCAACAGGTGAAACGTAACCACCTGCTATAGAGAGAACCTAACCACTATCTCTCATAGGAAATCCTAACGGTTTTACTCTTCGCGCGGAGAGCTCAAAATTAGAACAATTATGCGCGTAGATGGAATTAAGCCAGCGATGGGTGATGTCGCAACTGTTAGAAACTTTTTTATGAAGGAGATAGACCTGATGATTACATTTACATTATTTGGACAGACAGTCCAATTTGAGAAATGGCATAAGTGGTCTCCATACAATTGCAACGTAAACACACGCGAACGGGTAATTGATTGGGGCTATTGGCGAATGCTTATTACAAAATAAAAATCAACTAACTAAACGATATCAGTTATAATAAGGAGATTCGATATGCCTGATACTAAAAGATATACATCTGTAAGTGTGCCTAAGAAAGCTCACGCAGATTTAGAAAAACTAAAGTCGCAATACTATTTGCTACACGGATTTAATTTTTCAATTGCAAAGATAATTGAGAAGTTAGCAACAGAAGAGGTACGTAAGTATGAGCAGTAGTAGAAGACGCAATCACGCACTAGGAAAAGTTTGGAGTTTTGTGAACAACAAAGCCCAAGCTGGTGCACCAAGAACTATTCTTGGATTGTTTCCAACTAAAAAAACAGAACAAACAAATGGGGGGAGTTCAAATGCCGAAAGGAGTAATAGACCTAAGTGAAGGCAAAGGTGATGCACTACTTAAGATAGTAGAAATAATGCGAGCACTTGATGCACGAATGGAAATGCAACAGTTCGCAGTATTTTTATATGTAGGTAGACACAGTATGCCGAACAGAGGTGTAACGATGCAGGAGATAGGTGAAGCTTTAAACTTACCGCAATCAACTACATCAAGAAATGTTCTTAGACTTTCAGAGCACGCAGGTATCAATAGATACACTAAGCAACGCAACGTAGGTCTTGGACTATTGACGACAGAAGAAGACCCGAATGAGTTAAGGCGCAAAGTTGTGTTCTTATCTAAGTCGGGTGCAAAAATCTATGACGAGCTAATGCGATATACAAAAGCTGATGCAACAAAAGTAGCAAGCAGTATGTCAAAAGAAATGTTAGCTGACTTAGACATCAAACTGTCTCAATTAAAAGAAGCACAACGCGAAACAGAAAACTTTCGTAAATCGTTTGAAGTAACATTAAAGAATGTACAAAACGAGATTATGAAAAAACGAATTGCTAGCGGTACTGTTTCTTCAAAACGTGCGCAAGGGAAAACTTTTGCGCGGACTACAACAAACAAAAACAGATAGGAGGACTATGGACATTGTTCCAATACGAACCAATCATAAATTATTAATGAGTGTACACGCACGAGTTAAGAAGGAAGGTTGGAATAAAACGCAGGCTCGACTTGCAGAGCGCGCAATAGAAGACCACATCGGTAACATTGAAGTTAGCGAAGTGACAACAGCTACAATAGATGAACTAAAGCAAAAACTTTTTGCTACAGGAGTAGCAGAAGGTACGATTGACCGTACAATGACATCTATAAGTAAGTTGTTAAAGTATGCTCATCGTAGGCACGAACTCTACGGTGACTTTAAAATGCCTTACATCGAATACTGTAATCCTGACAATGCAAGAGACAGGTATATGTCGGAGGAGGAAGAGTTAGAAATGATTAAGTGGTACCAACACAAAGGTTGGAATGACTTGCTCGACTTCAATCTCTTTGCCTTAGACACAGGTATGAGAAAAGGTGAAGGTCTACGATTTAAAGTAAAACAAGTGCACTTGCACACAAACAAAGAGGGAAGAGAACGTATGTATGTACGGTTGCTAGGCAACACATCTACTAAGAAACATCAACGTAGTGTTCCTCTGACTGACCGTGCAGCAGCAATTGTTACGTCTTTAATTAAAGACCGTGAACCAGAAGACGTAGTGTTTGACCTAAATTATTGGACAATCGGTACGCGCTTCGACCAAGTAAAAGCTTTGATGGGGCTAGAGGAAGACAAGCAATTTGTGTTTCACACTTTGCGTCATACTTATGCGTCAAGGCTAGTACAACAAGGTGTAAACTTGTACACCGTTGGTCAATTAATGGGTCATACAAACCCACGAATGACACAACGTTACGCACACTTTGCACCAGAGCACTTGCTCGATGCTGTTGATGTACTCAACAGTACAACTTCACCAATTGATAACGTAGATAGCATCATCTAGCATTGTCCTATTGATAATCAATTGGTATAATTAAAAATGAAAACTCTCAGAAAAGTGGTGCCCCCACACGGACTTGAACCGCGAACCTATTGATTACAAATCAATTGCACGCAGTTTAGCGGTGTTGGGATATAAAAGCAAGTTGCTAGTTTCCCGTGAAACATTCTGAGAGTTTTCCTTAAACAACTTAAGGAGAACTACTTTATGGTTAAAATTATCGAAACACTTCCAACTTTTCAGCAACAATACAAGTCTGAAAAAGAAATGAAGGAGCTGGGAATACAGCGAACATCCAAAAGACGACAATCGCATATCGCAAGAGGCGAGGAAAGCGTCACATCTTATGGCAAGGTTATGGTAGCCAATACCATTAGACCCCTTGCAAAACTCATCAATGAATACTTATCAGGGCAGGCTGACAAAGAAGGCGGCAGACCTGAAATAGCATATTTAAGGCTAAGTGAGGTAGAACCTGAAATTTCTGCACTAATCACAGCCAAGCATATAATCAATACAATTACTCAACAAAAGCCATTTACAGGCACCTGTATAGCTTTAGGGGGCAAAATAGAAACAGAGGTATCTCTTAAGAACTTTAAGAACCTTAACCCTGAGCTTTACGAGGCAGTAAAGACTGACCTAGACAAGCGCAGTTGGCACTATGCTTACAAGAAGCGAAAGCTACGAGAGAGTGCCAAGCGAGGTTTTGTAGAGTGGACTGAATGGAGCAAGACAGACAAGCTACACGTAGGCATACGTCTGGTTGAGCTTATGGTGACAGCTACAGGACTGATTGAGATAGGTCACGATGTCATCAAGAAGAAACGTACAAAGGTTATCAGAGGCACCGTCAAAACCCACGAATGGATTAAGAAACGTAATTCTTGGAATGACCTACTGAACCCAGAGTATATGCCATCAACTGAAATACCTAAGCAATGGACAACACCAGAAGATGGAGGCTATTGGACTGAGGAGATGCCACAACTCGACCTTGTTAAAATCCGCAACAAGCGATTTAAGCAGGAGCTGGAGAACTTCCGTATGCCAGAGGTCTATCAGGCAATCAATACTATGCAGAACACAGCTTTTAGAATTAACAAGTTTGTTTTAGATGTGATGCAGTTTGCGTGGGATAACCAAAAGCATTGGGGTCAACTCAATACAGGCTACAAGATAGATATCCCAAACAAACCACACGATATCGATACAAACGAGAAAGCTCGTAAGGAGTGGAAGAAACAAGCTGCAATAATTAATACGCAGAATAAACGTATTGAGAGTAAAAGCAGGTTGTTTGCAAAGGTGCTCTATCTTGCAGATAAACACAAAGATGAAGAGCATCTTTACTATCCGCTTCAGCTAGACTTTAGAAGCAGAGTTTACTGCGTGCCTGCTTTTTTAAATTATCAATCGGTGGGTGGCGCAAAAGCCTTGCTTGAGTTTGCAAACGGTAAGGCTATTACCAAAGAAAACAAAGGCGACTTTTGGCTTGCAGTACACGGCGCTAATATGTGGGGCGAAGACAAATGTTCTTTGGCTGACAGAGTGAAGTGGGTTGCAGAAAACGAAGAGTGGATTGTAGCTTGCGGTGAAGACCCAATAGCAAACTTACAATGGACTGATGCTGACGAAGCATATCAGTTTCTTGCTTTCTGCAATGAGTGGTATAGATACAAACAAGCAGGGGATGGGTTTATTTCTCATATACCTGTATCTGTCGATGGCAGTTGCAATGGTTTACAGCTCTATTCGCTGATGCTACGGGATGAAAAAGCAGGTAAACTCGTAAACCTAACTGTCACCGATGAACCTCAAGACATCTACCAAGTTATTGCTGACAATGTGATAGAAAGGCTTCGCCAAGATGCAACAGACGGCAAGCCATATGCACAAGCTTGGCTCAACTATGGTGTCAAACGTTCAACAACAAAGCGAAGCATTATGACAATCTGCTACGGCAGTACACGTTACAGTTGCACAGACTTTGTTAAGGAAGACTTGGAGAAGCGCAAGGAGAAGGGTGAGAACCATCCGTTTGAAAGCGATATGCTGAAGCCTTGTGTCTATCTAGCAAGTCTTATCTGGGATAGCATAGGCGACAACCTCAAGTCAGCAAGAGAGGGTATGGACTTTCTGCAAAACATAGCTCGGATTGTTTGTAGAGAGCAGTTGCCTATACATTGGATTAATCCTGTTGGGTTTCCAATCTATCAATCATACCCAGAGGTCAAGTCAATGCGTGTCAAAGCAATGTTAATGGGTGAGGTTATCAAACCTCGTTTAAACACAGAGTTAGACACAACAGATAGAAGACGAATGATAAATGGTGTAGCTGCAAACTTTGTGCACAGCCTAGATGCTGCTTGTATGATGATTACAGTAAACCTTGCACACGAAAAAGGATTAGTTAACTTTTGCAATGTACACGACAGCTTTGGTACGACTGCTGCAGATGTACAAACGTTGAGTGATACTTTGCGTGATGCTTTTGTCAAAGTGTTTTCAGAAAACGATGTGCTTGAAGATTTTAAAAATGGAATATTAAATTTAGTTCCTGACAAGTACAAAGACAAACTGCCTAACGTTCCTACTAAAGGTAATCTTGATATTAATTTATTAAAACAAAGTGAGTTCTTCTTTGCTTAAGATTGCTTGAAAGTGCTATGCGATATCATCTAGTTTAGTGCCCCTATATGAACTGAATTCTTTTTTCGGTTCGTAATTTTTAACTAGGAGATATCGTGTAATGAAAAACAATCACGAACGAATTGTAACAGGCATTGGTGTAAGTCAGTATGCTTACTTAACATCACCTGATACAAGGTTTGACGAAGTTGGACACTATAAGACTAATCTTATTATGTCTGGCGAAGACGCAGAAAATCTAAAACAAAAGATTGATGCAGCAATACAGAAAAGCATTGCTCTTGCTAAAGAGAAGGCTAAAGGCAAAAACATAAAAACTGCTGCAGCTCCGTACGAAGACGACACTAACGATGACGGCGAAGCTACAGGTTCCACAGTATTTAAGTTTAAGACTAAAGCTCAAATTACTACCAAGGATGGGAAGTTAATTCCCAACAGGGTTGCAATCTTTGACTCAAAAGGTACTCCGATGACCGATTGCAATGTTTGGTCAGGTAGTGAAATGAAGGTAAGTGCAGAACTCGTTCCCTACTATACAGCTATGGTTGGAGCTGGTGTGTCGATGAGACTACGCGCAGTTCAAATCACTAAGCTTGTAGAAGGTGGGAGTGGTAATGCCAAAGGGTACGGCTTCGGAGAGGAGGAAGGCTATGAGCAATCCATATCTGAAACGCCAGCAGAAGAGGAGAGCCAACAAGCCTTTGACTTCTAACGAAGTCGGCTTGAGGTATGGTTTCCGTTCTGGTTTAGAGGAACGGATAGCCACAGAGTTAGAGACAGAGAGTGTTGTGTTTGAATTTGAAGAGACCAAGTTGGAATATACGAAGCCTCAGAAGGTTCATACCTACACTCCTGACTTTTACTTACCAAAGCAAGAGATATTTATAGAGACTAAAGGACTGTTCACAAGTGCAGATAGACAGAAGATGAGACTTGTAAAAGAACAACATCCTGATTTAGACATCAGATTTATTTTTAATAATTCTAAATCACGTATCAGTAAGAAGTCCAAAACAACTTATGGTATGTGGTGTGATAAATACGGATTTCCTTTCGCTGATAAACACCTGCCACAGGAGTGGTTATGAGTAACAAAAGAATTAAGACAGATTTTATTGTCGTACATTCTTCTCAGACAACTCCTGAGCAGGACATCACGGCAAGAGATATCGAAGAGATGCATCGTAAAGATGGATTGTTAACAATTGGCTATCACAAAGTTATTAGACGTGATGGTACGATAGAAGACGGCAGAGATATTGACCTTGCAGGTATTCACGTTGAAGCCAAGGGTGACGTATCAAATGCAAATTCAATAAGCATTTGTCTTATCGGCGGATTATCTATTACAGGTGAGCCTGATTGTAATTTTACACTAGCGCAGTTTAGAGCACTAAACGAGCTGTTGGTTGAATTGCAGGCTTATTATGGTAATGTCCTCGTTATCGGTCACAGAGATGTGTCTGATACTTCTTGTCCTAATTTTGAGATTTCAGAATTAGGCAAGTTTGTTTGATTGAGCTCAGGGTTTGGTTAGCCTCCCTGAGCTCTTTTATTTCCTACCTAAATATTTCAGCAAAAAATTTTATTAACAATGACAGAAAGTAATTTTCTATATCACACGAGCTGTGACTCCTGCGGAAGCAGAGACAACGTTGCAGTTTACGATGATGGACACACCTATTGCTTCGGCTGTCAGCACGTGACAAGGGAGAATGAATTGACACAATCACAACAAAAAGAAACCACAGGTTTTATTAATTATGATGTAAATGAAATTGCATCACGCAAGATTGATTACAATACAGTACAGAAATTCAATTATGGTACGGGTGCGTACTTTGGTAGACCTTGCCAGATTGCAAACTACTACGACAAAGATAGACAATTGGTTGCACAGAAACTTAGGTATCCATCAAAAGAGTTTCAATGGCTTGGTGATGTTAAGCAAGCAACGTTATTCGGTCAGCACTTATGGCGTGAAAAAGGAAAGATGGTTGTTGTGACTGAAGGTGAGATTGATGCGTTGAGTGTATCCAAACTTTGGAACAATAAATATCCTGTAGTCAGTATTAAGACAGGTGCTGCAGGTGCAAAAAAAGATATTTCAAAAGAGCTTGAGTGGTTAGAGAGTTTTGACAGCGTGGTCTTGTGTTTTGACCAAGACGATGCAGGCAAAAAGGCAGCGAGTGAGTGTGCTAGATTGTTCTCCCCTAACAAGGCTAAGATTTGTTCGCTGCCACTAAAAGATGCAAACGAAATGCTGGTCGCAGGTAAATACAAAGAACTTACAGATTGTATTTGGTCAGCTAAACCATACAGACCAGACGGTATTGTATGTGGAACTGATATCTGGGATGTCATACAGCAAGAGGACAATTACGTTACTGTTAATTATCCGTTTGAAAGTTTAAATGTGAAGACACACGGCTTGCGCAAAGGTGAGCTGGTTACAATCACAGCAGGCTCAGGTGTTGGTAAAAGTTCTTTCTGCCGTCACGTTGCATTACACCTATTACAAAAAGATTTTAAAGTTGGATACATCGCACTTGAAGAAAGTATCAAACGCACCTCACTCGGCATTATGGGAGTGAGCTTACATAAACCATTACATTTAACACGGGAAGGAGTAGAGGATGACACCTTACGACACACATATAATGCTACTGTGGGTAACGGTAACTTTTATTTGTATAATCACTTTGGTAGTACAGTTGCCGACAATCTTATTTCAAAGATTAGATACCTGGCTAAGGCTTGTGCAGTTGATTTTGTTATTCTTGACCACTTGCATATGGCTCTCAGCTCTTTGGGTGATGAGCACACAAACGATGAACGAAAGCTTATCGATTATACAGTTTCCGTTTTAAGAACTTTAGTTGAAGAGACAGGTATTGGCTTGATACTTGTATCACACCTGAGACGAAGCGAAGGAGACAAAGGATGGGAAGATGGCAAGAGTGTAACAATGAATGCACTCAGAGGTTCTGCATCCATCGGTCAACTAAGCGATATGATTATTTCAATGCAAAGAGATTTGCAGGCAGACGACAACACCACACAAGTAAATATTCTTAAGAATAGATTTAGTGGTGAGACAGGTCACGCGTGCGATTTGTTCTTTGATTTAAGTACAGGTTGCCTAAGTGAAATTACCAACAATGACTTCTGAAACAATACAATGGACATCGTTAGTGATGGAGGCACTTGCACAAGCAACAAAGAACCCACACAAAACAATCACAATAGATGTGGCATCACTAGAAGCTTATGAACTTATTGATAACGCAGTCTTTGCACTTATTGCAGAAGGCAACGAAGCTGCTTGGCGCATTCAAATTAAAAAACACACACTACATTAGGAGTAAAATGAAAAAATATAAATTACCAAACACAATCAAAGTGTCTTACCACACACTCAAGATAACTATGCTTGACCCTGTAGTAGCACTTGAGGTTGGAGACCAACAAGGCAGCTATGATGCAAGAGGTCAGAATATATTTCTTGATAGTGCAATCATAGAGGAAGGTGGAGCAAGAGCTGTAAGTCTTGTTCTTCACGAAACGTATCATTGTTGTTGGTACGTATTCAATTTGGACAAAGCAGAAGAGGAAAGAGCTGTAGATAGCTTTGCAAACTTTACAACAGAATTGTTATTACGAAACCCACAACTTAGGAATTGGATTAATCAAGAGTTATGCGTTTAGTTTTTGATGTTGAGACTGATGGTTTGTTACCAGAAGTCAGCAAGGTGCATTGTATAGTGCTGAAAGACCTCGATACAAATGAGATAATTACACCTAAGATTAAAAAAGCAATGCAGCTTTTAGGTGAAGCTGAACTTATTATTGGTCACAACATAATTAAGTACGACATACCTGTGTTACAAAAACTGTATGGTTTTTACACAGAAGCTAAAATCTTTGACACCATTGTTGCGGCAAGACTTATGTATCCAGACATTATGGAAAGAGATTACCGTAAGTCAGAGTTTCCAAAAAAATTAATTGGTAGGCATAGTCTTGAAGCTTGGGGTCATCGCATAGGTAATTACAAATCACAAATCGTTACAGATTGGAAAGAGTTTACACAAGAAATGTTAGACTATTGCATTCAGGATGTAGAAGTTACAGCTACTCTGTACACTATCCTTACACAAACAAAACAATCACAAGCCTTAGACTTAGAGCACAAGGTTGCACAAATTATTCACAAACAGGAACAGCACGGTTTCTCTTTTGACAAACCTGCTGCACTAGAATTGTTTGCAAAATTAAATGCTAGACGATTAGAGCTAGAAGAACAGCTCCAAAGCATATTTCCTCCTGTGATTGAGAAAACAAAATTCATACCAAAAGTTAATAATAAAACTAGGGGCTATGTAAAAGGACAGCCATTCATAAAAGAAAAGACGGTGCCATTCAATCCATCTAGTCGTATGCATATTGCACAACGATTAAGAGATAAATTTAATTGGCAACCGCAAGAATTTACACCTGATGGTAAACCCAAAGTTGATGAGACAGTATTAGAAAAGTTGAAATGGGATGAAGCAAAGTTATTAAGTGAACATTTCTTGCTAGAGAAACGAATAGCGCAACTAGCAGCAGGCTCACAAGCTTGGCTAAAGCAAGAAAGAGATGGGCGCATACACGGCAACTGCAACACTAATTCTACAGTCACAGGCAGAGCATCACATACACATCCAAACTTAGGACAAGTACCAAGTATCAATAAAGTTTATGGCAAAGAGTGTCGTCAGTTATTCAGGGCTACACCAGGCAAAGTTTTAGTTGGTATCGATATATCAGGATTAGAAGTTCGTATGCTTGCGCACTACTTGGCTAAGTATGATGCAGGTGATTATGCCGATGTCGTGTTGAATGGTGACATCCATAGCAAGACGCAAGAACTTGCAGGTCTTGATAGCCGAGATATAGCAAAGAGATTTTATTATTGTTTTTTATACGGAGGTGGTGTCAAAAAGATTGCACAAGTTACAGGCAAGACAGTTGGTGACGCAGGTAAGACTCGAACCCGCTTCTTAAATAATTTACCAGCACTCAATAAACTTATTAAAGATGTACAGTCTGCATCAAAGAGGGGTCACATCGTTGGTCTTGATGGCAGACAGGTCAAAGTACGTTCGCGACATTCAGCACTTAACACACTATTACAATCAGCAGGAGCTATCGTTTGTAAGCAATGGCTCGTAGAGTTTGATAAAAACATAAAAAGAATACCAGACGTTCAACAAGTTGTTTGGGTTCACGATGAAATACAAGTTGAGTGTGATGAAGAGGATGCAGATACTGTCGGACAAGTAGCGGTTGATGCAATACAGAATACAGGTATGCACTTTAAATTAAGAATACCATTAACAGGGGAATATAAAATTGGCGAGACTTGGGCTGACACACATTGAAAAATTCAAAATTCGATTTGGACTTGGCTTATGGTCAAGACCGAGAGCAACGTGTTGCTGCTATATTTGATACCGATAAATTTAAAGTAGAAGTTAAGACTGAAAGAGATTGGTGGTATCGCACAGGAAACATCGCAATAGAAGTTGAAAGCTACGGCAAGCCGTCAGGCATTGCAGTAACAGAAGCAGACTATTGGGTGCACATTTTAGCAAACGGTGACAAAGATTATTGTCGGTTGATATTTGATACTGACACAGTTCGCCTGCTTGCTGAAAAATACAAACACACATTGAAGAGTGTTGGTGATGGTAAGAAATCAAAAGTTATTCTTATTCCTATTGCCGAGCTCTTTGACAAATCAAACTTAAATTTAGGAGATAAAAATGAGAACACTATTAATTGATGGTGACATTCTTATTTACAAAATTGCTACTCTAAATGAAGAGCCTACTCATTGGGGAGAAGGGTTATGGACTTTACATTGTGACGAAAATATTTGTAAAGCAGAGGTCGACAGACAAATAGATGAGTTACTTGATAACTTAAAAGCAGATAAGTATATCGTTGCGCTGACTGATAAGAAAAACTTTCGCAAAGATATTTTACCTAGCTACAAAGACAATCGTAAACAAAAGCGCAAGCCGTTGGCATTGCCATTCTTACGACAGCATTGCATAGACAATCACAATGCAGTCATTATGGACAGTTTAGAGGCTGATGATGTGATGGGCATACTTGCTACAGAACCATCAAACGACGAACGCATCATCGTATCGATTGATAAAGACCTCTATCAAATACCTGCCAAGGTATCAAAAGACGGTAAGACTTACGAAGAGATATCAGAGAATGAAGCCAACTATTGGCATATGATGCAGACGCTTACAGGCGACAGCACAGATGGTTATTCAGGATGTCCAAAGGTTGGAGTCAAAACCGCACAGAAGATATTAGGAGACCACGCAAACGTTCCCCTCTTAGACCTATGGATGCGTGTACTAGCTGCTTACGCAAAGGTTGGATACTCAACTGATGAAGCACTAGCACAAGCAAGGGTCGCAAGAATTTTAAGAAACTCAGATTACAACAAAGATACAGGAGGCATTAAGCTATGGCGGACTTCGTAAAGAAACCTCCTCATTATTTCAGATACAAAATAGAGCCGATTACTTTCATTATGCAGAACGAAGTTCCGTATGCGGAAGCCAACGCCATAAAGTATTTAATGAGATGGAGATACAAACACGATACCAAAGATAAACAACTGCAAGACCTGCACAAGGCAAAGCAGTACATCGATTTACTAATAGAAAAAGAAACACAGGAAGGCGATAAGCAACTCAGCTTTCGATTTGGTGATACCAATGAGTAACGCACTTCCTACAAACTACCAGCAATATATTCACACATCACGCTACGCTAGGTTCATAGACGAAAAAGGTCGAAGAGAAACTTGGAGTGAAACAGTTGAACGATATTTTGATTTTATGGAGCAACATCTTAAGAAAAACCATAAATACATATTACCGAAACAACTACGTTCCGAGTTAGAAGGGGCGGTATTGTCTCTTCGCATTATGCCTTCGATGCGAGCTCTAATGACCGCAGGTGCTGCCTTAGAGAGGGACAATACTGCAGGCTACAACTGTAGCTACATACCGATAGATGATGTGAGGAGCTTTGATGAAGTAATGTACATACTTTTATGTGGTACGGGTGTTGGCTTTTCTGTTGAGAGAAACAACATAGAAAACTTACCTGTGATTGCAGAAGAATTTACTGACAGCGATACAGTTATTGTTGTTCAAGATAGTAAGGCAGGTTGGGCTAGAGCATTTAGAGAACTCTTAGCAATGTTATATGGAGGACAGGTACCTAAAGTTGATGTCACTCGTGTACGACCAGCAGGCGCACGATTAAAAACAATGGGAGGCAGAGCAAGCGGTGCACAGCCATTAGTAAACTTGTTTGACTTCGCAATTGATATGTTCAAGAAAGCAGCAGGCAGAAGACTTGATGCTATTGAAGCACACGACTTAGTTTGTAAAGTTGGCGAAGTTGTAGTTGTTGGCGGTGTCAGACGTTCAGCTCTGATATCTCTCAGTAGCATACAGGATGACCAGATGCGCAAAGCAAAGTCAGGTCAATGGTGGCTAGAGAATGGTCAAAGAGCTTTGGCTAATAACTCTGGCTGTTATTCTCGTACACCAGATATGGGTCTATTTATGTCTGAGTGGAAAGCTTTGTATGACAGCAAGTCAGGCGAAAGAGGTATCTTCAACAGGCAAGCTGCAAAGAACAAAGCATCAGAGAATGAGAGACGTGATACAGAGTTTGAGTTTGGTACTAATCCTTGCTGCGAAATAATCCTACGACCTTATCAATTTTGCAATCTTACAGAAGTTGTTATCAGGGCTACTGATAATGAGCTTGAGATAAAAGAAAAGATTAGACTTGCAACAATACTTGGCACGTTCCAATCCACACTTACAGATTTAAAATATCTGCGCAAGATTTGGAAAGATAACACAGAAGCAGAAAGACTGCTTGGTGTATCACTCACAGGTATTATGGACAACAGATTGACCAGCAGACCTAGTGCAAAATTTTTGCAAGAACTTAGACATACTGCAGTTGATACAAACAAAGTCTTTGCAAAGAAACTAAAGATACAACAATCAACAGCGATAACTTGTGTCAAGCCAAGTGGGACTGTTAGTCAGTTAGTAGATAGTGCATCAGGCATACACTCAAGGCACAGCGATTACTATGTTCGTACAGTCAGAGGCGATGCCAAAGACCCACTTACACAATTCTTGATTGATAAAGGTATCCCACACGAGCCAGACGTTACAAAACCAAATGACGTTATGGTGTTTTCTTTCCCAATCAAATCCCCAGACAAATCTATTACACGCAATGATATGACAGCAATAGAGCAACTAGAGCTATGGCTTATGTATCAAAGGCATTGGTGTGAACATAAACCATCTGTAACAATTAGTGTTAGAGAAGAAGAATGGATGAAAGTCGGTTCTTGGGTTTATGAAAACTTTGACGAGATTGCAGGTATTAGTTTCTTGCCACACGTAGAACACAGCTACAAGCAGGCACCTTACCAAGACATCGACAAAGAAGAGTATCATAAATTAAAGAAGGCAATGCCAAGCAATCTTGATTTCAAAGAGCTACAAAACTATGAAAAAGAAGATAATACCACAGGTTCACAAGAATTAGCCTGTGTTGGCAACGTCTGTGAATTAGTGGACACAACAAAAGTACCCCTCTTAGAAGAATAAGCTATGGAAAAAGATAACGATTTAGTCTTACCAAAGACAGTTACTGAACTTTTAGAACTGTTAAATAAATTATTTCCTGAGAAAACTCCTGATATAGAGCATTCTCCAAAGGATATTTATTTTGCTGCAGGTCAAAGAGACGTAGTTAGATTCTTAAATTTCTTAAAAGAACGTGCTGATAAGGAGGCAATTTTATAATGTGTTTTATGCGGACTGCTAAACCCGTTGTTTACAAGAGACCAAACCCTCAAGACATTTACTACAACGGCAACATTTATGACCCTAAATCAAAGGATGTCATAGATAAAGAAAACCAAGATAAAGCAGAAGACCTTGCTAACCAAATGGTTGGTAAACCAGCAAACGCACCTACCAGCAATTTATTAAATCAGTCCTCAACAGGACTACAAATCACATAAGGAGGATAGCAATATGTGTCTAGGAGGCAATAACCCACCAGCTCCACAACCAGCTCCTGAACCACCTCAACCCGTAATCAATGCATCACCAATTGGTGACACATTAGCACCTGAATTACAAATTGCGGATGAGGCGATGGATGAAGCGGCTAAAAAGAAGCTGAAAAAGAAAAAGGGAACTTCACAACTTAACACTCAACTTTCATCTGGTCTTAACATACCAGCTACATCAAGCGGGATTAACGTAGCATAATGTGTATGGGAGGCGGCGGCGGAGGCGGCTTCGGCGGAGGAGGCGGCTTTAGTGGCGGAGGCGGCTTCGGTAATATAGGTAACGTAGGAAGTATATCAGGCTTCGGTGGCGGTGATGGCAACTTAGTATCAGCTCCTGTTAGCGGAATAATTGCGCCTGTAAACCCTAATGTCAAAGAAGGTGGAAAAGAATTTTTAGGTTCTAAGCCTGGCTTTGATGAAAAGAAACTGACTGCACTCGCAAACAAAGCAGGCAAACAAAGTCTGTACGTTAGTTAATGAATGAAGATTACTCAACTAAACAACACACCGCTAAAGAACGATATGCAAAATTAAAAGAGAAAAGAGAACAATATTTAGATAGAGCCAGAGAATGTTCTGAGCTAACTATTCCTGCCTTAATACCAGAGGATGGTTTTCATTATACATCCGAACTTTACACACCTTTCCAATCAGTAGGAGCTAGAGGTGTAAACAATCTGGCTTCCAAACTTTTATTATTATTACTTCCACCTAACTCACCTTTCTTTAGATTAAGTGTAAGTGGCAAAGCTAAAGAGCAGCTTGGTGAGCAAAGAGAACTTGGAGCTGAGGTAGAGAAATCTTTACAGAGAATAGAAAAAGAAGTTCAAAACAAAATAGAACAACTTGCATTACGCGTATCCGTATTTGAGGCAATCAAACATCTTGTTGTAGGTGGTAACGTTCTTTGCTACTTGCCAAAAGATGGGCATATGAAAGTTTTCCCTCTTTCACAGTATGTTGCCACAAGAGATAGTGAAGGTGAATTATTAGAGATAGTAATTAAAGAAAGCATTACACCTCTTAGTCTTGATGTTGATGTTAGAGCACAAGTTATAAGTGACCCTGATTATAAAGAAGATGAGGAGTGTGAACTTTATACACACATCTACAAACTAGATAACAACAAGTATTACGTATGTCAGGAAGTACACGGCATAAAAATACCAGGTTCTATAGGAACGTTTGCTGCTGATACCTTACCTTATATGTGCTTGCGTATGGTGCGTGTTGACGGTGAGGATTATGGAAGAGGATATGTAGAAGAATTTTTAGGTGATTTAAAATCTTTAGAAGGTTTATCACAAGCATTGGTCGAAAGTGCTGCTGCATCAAGCAAGGTCGTATTTATGATTAGACCTAACTCTGTCACAAAGAAAAGAGATTTAGCTCTAACACGTAATGGTGACATCATCACAGGAAGTAGAGACGATGTGTCAGTATTGCAAACTGATAAGCAATATGACTTACGAGTAGTTCAGGAAAGTATAAAAGCACTTGAAGAGAGAATGTCTTTTGCATTCTTACTACACACAGCAATTCAGAGAGATGCTGAAAGAGTTACAGCGCAAGAGATTAGATATATGGCTGAACAGCTAGAGACATCTATGGGAGGTATTTATTCCCTGTTGTCTTTAGAGTTCCAATTGCCATTAGTAAAACTATTGATGAAGCGGATGTCTCAAACAAAAGAGATACCTGCTTTACCAAAGGGGTCTGTCAAGCCAACGATTATTACAGGCATTGAAGCTTTAGGTCGTGGCAATGACTTACAAAAATTAAGAGAGTTTATCGCTGAGTTTGTAAACCTAGCACAAGTCAACCCTCAAGTTATGCAAACACTAAACCCAGGTGATTTGATTAAAAGAATTGCAACAGGTTTAGGCATAGAGACTGACGGATTGATTAAATCAGAAGAGCAAATGCAAGCAGAGATGATGGCTCAACAAGAACAAATGATGCAAGAGCAACTTATGAATGCAAGTACAGATGCTGCAGCTAAGTCAGTTCCAGGCATCGCTAACAACATAACCAAAGGAATGATGAATGGTAGACCAAGTGGAAATTAAAGAAGCAGAAACTACTGCTGAGAAACCTGAAGAACAGGTTGTCGAACAGAGTAAGCCAGAAGGCTTGCCTGAAAAATTTAATTCAGTTGAAGACTTAGCAAAGTCTTATGCTGAGTTAGAGAAAAAATTAGGAGAGCCTAAGCCTCAAGAAACTCCTGAGCCAAAACAAGAAGAGGCGAAGTCTGATGATTTGGAAATTGCAAACAAGGCTGCAGAATCTGCAGGACTTAATGTGCAAGACCTACAAGCTGAGTTTGATAACACAGGCGAATTAAAAGCTGAAAGTTATGCAAGCTTAGAGAAGGCAGGTATTCCAAAAGAATATGTAGACCAATTTATAGCAGGACAGCTTGCTATGCGTGACAATCTCGTTAGTGATGTAAAGAACGTTGCGGGCGGTGATGATGCATACGCAACAATGATGCAATGGGCATCAGACAATTTAGCTGAAAACGAAAAGGCTGCTTACAACAATGCTGTCAACAGTACAGACATTGAGTCAATCAAGTTAGCAGTAACAGGATTGAAAGCACGTTATGAAGCTGCAAACGGTATAGAGCCTACACTTGCAAAAGGTAAAGCTAGTCCGTCAACAGAAGGCGGTTTCCGTTCTTGGGCTGAAGTAACAGAAGCTATGGCTGACCCTCGCTATACAAAAGACATCGCCTATCAGGATGATGTGAAACGTAAAATCCAAAACAGTAACTTATAGGAGGAGAAATGGCTAAACGTGGATTATATGCAAACATTAATGCTCGGAAGAGAAAAGGCATTTCTCGACCAAAATCAAAATCAACAATAACTGCAAAAGCATATGCAAATATGAAAGCAGGATTTCCCAAGAAGAAAGGGAAGAAAGGTTAATTATGCCAGGACACTACGGTAAAATGAAAAAACCAAAAGCTAAAAACAAAAAGCTTGCAGGTATGTACGGCAACAAAAGTAAAATCACTCGTGGTGATATTATCGCTGCTGCTAAAAAACGTAAAAAGACTAGAGCTTAATGGTCGCTAAAAAGTATCAAAATCCTTCTGGTGGATTGAATGCTGCTGGAAGGCGATACTATAAAAGCAAAGGACATAATTTAAAAAGACCTGTTACAGGCAAAGTAAAAAGTGGAAGTGCTGCAGCAAAAAGACGTAAATCTTTCTGTGCACGGATGAGCGGTGTTAAAGGCGCTATGAGTAAGAACGGAAAACCAACTCGTAAAGCTTTAGCATTACGCAAGTGGAACTGTTAGTTGTGCGACCTTTTTAGGTGGCAACTGCTAAAACATAACCAAGCAAGTGCTTGACCCTCTGCGGAGGACAATCTTGATTATGAGCTGAATTTATGTGGAGGCTTTCTTTAAACAACAATCCAACCAAGGAGAATAAAAATGGCAAACGCAACGCCCGTATCAGTGGGTAAAGTCAATGCTGGTGGTTCGGAAGATGCATTGTTTCTGAAAGTATTCGCAGGAGAAGTTTTAACTTCTTTTGAAAGAGCTTCAGTAACAGCAGGTGCAGAGACTGTGAGAACAATCTCTAATGGTAAGTCTGCTACATTCCCTGTAATGGGAAGAGTGGCTGCTGCTTATCATACACCAGGTGCCGAAATCACAGGTTCAGACGTAAACCACAACGAGAAAGTCATTACTGTTAATGACCTTCTAGTTTCTTCTGTGTTCTTATCGAACATTGAAGAAGCAAAAAACCATTGGGATGTTAGAAGTGCATACTCTCAAGAAATTGGAAGAGCTTTGGCTTTCCAAAAAGATAAGCACATCTTGCAAACTATTGGTCAAGCATCACTAGCTTCTGCAAACGTATCTGACTCAGGATATGGAGCAGGAACTACACTAACCGATGCAAACATCGCTAGTGCAACTGATGCAACTGCTGCAAACGCAATGATTGACGCATTGTTTGATGCCGCAAAAGCGCTTGATGATAACTACGTTCCAAAGGAAGGCAGAAAATGTTTCCTAAGAACTGAAGAGTATTACAAGTTAGCTAACGGTACAAACGTTGTTAACGTTGACTTTAGCGGTGCAGGCTCAATCGCTGACGGAAAAGTAATCAAAGTAGCTGGAATTGAATTAGTCCCAACTCCGCACTTTGTTTCTTCTAACGTGAACTCAGGAGTAGACCAAGGTTCTGCAACTCAGGGTGGTTCAAACCCTCAAGCTGTAGACCTTTCTAACTACGTTGCTCTTGTATGTCACCCTTCAGCAGCAGGAACAGTTAAGCTTATGGACTTAGCTGTCGAGTCTGAATACGACATAAGAAGACAAGGTACTTTAATGGTAGCTAAATACGCTATGGGACACGGCGTACTTCGCCCAGAAAGTGCAGTAGGAATTAAGGAAGCTTAATCCTAATAGAGGGGGAGATTTATTTCTCCCTCTCTTTTTTATATTATGGCAACACAAATCACACCAACCACAGAGTTACAAGCTGTTAACATAATGCTTAGTGTAATTGGAGAAGCTCCGATTAACACTCTAGCAGGAAGTACAACGACAGATGTATCTATCGCTATTAATCTTTTAAACGAAACTTCTATGTCCGTACAAAGTATGGGCTGGAACTTCAACACACACTACAACTACATTGTATCTGTAGATGACACAGGCAAAATACCGCTACCTTCTAACTGCGTGCAAGCTGACGCGTCTTCTGCAAATCGTGCTTACAATTGGGTAATGCGTGATGGTTTCCTCTATGACCTTGATAACCACACAGATATATTTACTGCTGATAAACAACTTGATGTAGTTTTAGTCCAACAATTTGAACACCTCCCAGAATATGCAAGACGTTATATTACAGCAAAAGCTGCCAGACGTTTTGCAGCACGAACTATTGGTGATGGTGAACTTACGCAACTAGCTGGTAATGACGAACAGGAAGCATACATTGCTTTTCAACAAGCAGACAGTCGTTCAGCAGATGTGAACATATTAGAAGGGGATGCAAACACATTCTCAATAATTAACAGAGTACCAAGAAGGACTTACTAATGCCTGTTGTTTCACAAACTATACCTAACTTTTTGAATGGTCTGAGTGAACAAAGTCCAACGCAAAGAGGTATTAATCAGGGTACAGACCAGATTAATTATCAAAACAATATTGTTGAAGGTTTAACTAAAAGACCTCCGCTAGAGTACATTGCAACTCTTGATGCAAACAATGTCTTTCCTAACACTATAAAGTTTTGGAATATTGATAGAGATGCAACATCAAGATTTATTGTTACATTTTACAATCAAGGTGTTCGTGTCTTTGGTTTAGATGGAACTGAGTATCCTGTTTCAACACCTAATGGTACAACTTATCTAACTTCTACAAACCCAAGAGAAGATTTTAACTGTGTAAGTGTTGCAGACTTTACATTTATTGCTAACAAATCAATCATACCTACTGCTAGTGGTTCTACAAGCCCAGCTAAAGTAGAAGAGTTTTTAATTAATGTTGCAAAGTCACAATACGGTATTGAATATAAAGTTACTGTAAACCATCCAAGTATGGCTAATCCACTTGCAGTTATTTTCCAAATGCCATCAGGTAATGATGCCACAACTGATAGTGCATTTCGTGACACTAACAAAATTAAAGATATTTTATTAAATGGTACTTCTAGTACGCATTGGAATGGTTCTGCATCACAAATAGGATTTAAAACTATTAATGCAACAAGTGGCGCAACTGTATCAACAACACAAGGACTAGCAAACTATTCAGGGATTACTTCGTACTTTACGTTTGAGAGTTATGACTCTGTAATTTATGGCAAGCCTACAGATGGTAATGCAAACTATAGTGTCGAGACTGCTGACGGTCAGGGAAACTTGGCTATGTATGTAATTAGAGATGAAATACAAGACTTCACAAGATTGCCTTACTACGGCAAGACAGGTGTAAAGATTAAAGTTACAGGTGATGAAGGAGATAATCTTACTGACTATTTTGTAAACTTTGTAGGTAACGGTGTTTGGTCAGAAACAATCGCACCAGCAACATCACTTGGTTTAGATAATACTAAAATGCCTCACGCATTGGTTAATAACAACAACGGAACATTTACATTTAAACAACTGACATTTAACGAACGTATATGTGGTGATGCAACTACAAACCCAGACCCATCGTTTGTTGGTCAGGCAATACAAAATTTAACATTTTATAAAAACAGATTAGGCATTCTCGCTGGTGAGAACCTTGTCTTTACAGAGAATGGAGGTTTCTTTAACTTCTACGGAACAACTGTAACGCAAGTATTAGATACAGACCCTATCGATATTGCAGCTTCAGGAGTTCAAGTTAACACTCTTAAGAACTCTGTAGCTTTTAATGAAACATTATTGTTATTCTCTGATACGCAACAATTTAAGTTAGATAGTGCAGGAGATAATATTACACCGACAACTGCAATACTGAATGCTGTCTCTACCTTTGAACACGATGATGCTGTTCAACCTGTTGCAGCAGGAAGATTTGCATATTTTGCACAACCACGTAACAACAACACAGCTATTAGAGAATATTATGCAGACGATGACACACTAACAAATGATGGTATTGATATAACAGTTGCTGTACAGACTTTGATACCAAAGAATGCTTTTCAAATAATCAGTAACAGTATTGAAGATACATTGTTTGTATTATGTCACGATACCAACAATGCAAACACAGCTCCCTATGCTGCAGGACAAGATGTAAATCCTACAAACGCAAACACAATGTATATTTACAAATACTTCTTTGATAAAGGAGAGAAAGTACAAACAGCCTGGTCGAAATGGACATTTAATGGAGCTGAGATACTAGGTGCAGTTAGTGTTGAAAGTTTCTTATATGTTTTGGCTAACGAAGGTCAATCAACAAAGTTATATAAAGTTGATTTACAAAACTTAAACGAAACAGGATTAACATTTAAAGTTTACTTAGATTTAAAAGCGCAAGTAGGCGCAACCTATGACGCAGCAACAGGGCTGTCTACATTTACTTCACCGTATGGAGCTAAAACAGGTTTAGTTGCTGTAGATATTACAAATGGTATTAGGTATGAAGCGACCAATACAACAGGAAGTACATACACGATACCTGCTAACGTAACTAATGTATTTATTGGAGTACCTTATACTTCTACTTATATTTTATCACCGCAATTTGTACGTGAAGAAACAGGTAGGGGTCGACTAGCAATCAGCTCTGGTCGTTATCAAATAAGAACTATAACTTTTGACTTTGCTGACACAGGATTTTTTAAGGTAGAAGTGACACCTAAAGGAAGAACTACAAAAACTACAGAAATGACAGGATATATTTTAGGTGAACAAACTTCTGTTATTGATACACCTCCAATAATCTCAGGCAATCTGCGAGTACCGATACAAGCGCGTAATACAGATGTGGATGTCAAAATTCTTACTGACAGTCACTTACCTGTACACCTTACGCAAGCTGAAGTTGAAGGTTTCTATCACAGAAGGTCGAGACGTATTTAATGGAAGTAGCTTACGTTAGGGATGCACAACTTGCTGACGTTTTAGTTTTATCTAAGACAATGCGAAAGGCAGATAGAGAAGAGATTATGGCATCTAATGGTGTAAGTGCATTAGAAGCTTTGGTTACACCTTTTACTGTAAAGGATGCAATAAACTTTAGCATCATAGGTACGGGTGATGAAGGTGTAGTAGGAATGTTTGGTTGTGTTCCAAGTGTTGACCCTCAGTATGGCTGTGCGTGGTTACTACAAAGTGACAAACTACTTACACATAGAAAACAATTTTTAAAAGAATGCCCTTATTGGGTTTCTAAAATGGGTGAAGGTTATGATTACCTCTACAACTTTGTTGATAAGAGGAATTGGGTTTCACTCAAATGGCTGCAGTTCTTAGGCTTTGAACCAAGAGAAGAGTTTGAAGAATATGGACACGGCAAAATACCATTTTTATTAATGATAAAGGAGATGAAATAAATGTGCGGAACTGACCCCGTTTCTTTAGCAATCGGGACATTGAAAGTTGCTTCGGCTGTAACAAGCTGGCAAGCAGACCGACAACAAGCCGCTAATCAATCTTATGCAGATTATAGAACCAGACAAAATGCTGACCAAGCATATCTCGAAGATTTATCAAGAATAGAAACTGAAAGAGGAAGAGCATCAAGAGAAAAGTCAGTTGAAAATCTTAGAGCAAAAATGAAACGTATAAAAGATTTAGCAAAAGCACAAAACGCAGGTTTTGGTAATTCACTTCGTGTTGCTCAAGATATAGGAGCAGTCTATGACCAAGAATATAACGATATCGCATTTGAATTTGAAAGCGATATGATAGCTTTGAATAATCAGCGAACAGATGCTTACGCAAACCTCACAAGAATTTATAACAACATAGCTCCTGTATATATGCCTACCACAGGCGACTTACTACTAAGGACTGCAAGCGCTGGTGTTGAGGGCTATGCGACAGGACAGGCAATACAATCATAATGGCTTACAAATCACAAGTTACAAATAAGCGAATGGGCTCATCATTCCAAGGCAGGGTAAACCCTGGTCGTGAGAATGAGCTAACACAACTCGCACAATCGCTAGAAGAGTTTTCTGATGCACTACCAAGAGGTATCAATGCTTACAAAAATGAACAAGTAAAGAAAGCAGAAGAACAATTAGAATATCTAAGGACAACAATGGAGCCTGAAGAGTTACAAGCTTACATTCTAAAAGGTGAAGACCCAATATTATCTAATCAGTTTGCTGTGTCAGTCGTAGAAGGGCAGACAGGTAGATTTCACGCAGCAGATGTAATTAATCAAATAAAAAGAAACTACAATTCTTATAATTATGAAGACGGTAGTTTAAGAGGTTTTTATAAAAATTACATACCTGATATGTCTACCAAAAGTTCTGCTTACCGAAATGGTTTTTCGGTTGCATTCAACAATTGGGCTGCTGATGAATACATAAGAGATGCTGAGTTTAGAGCAGAGAAAGCACAGGAAAAGAAATTTAGTGGTGCAAGAACATTGCTATCAACAATTACAGATATAAACGAATATTGGGAAACAGTAGCTTCATTAAACTCAAGAATGCCTAATGACGGCGGTGAAAACTATTTCTTTACCACAGATGAAATGAATGAGCTTGTTATGCAAGACGTAAGAGGACTTATTCTTAATGCTACAAGCCTAGATGACTTTGACAAAGCACAAGCAATTCTACTTGCAGATAGAGGTATAGGTAAAGGTGGAAATAAACTTGGGTCATTGCTAAGTACAAACAGAGAAGACGTAGATAAACTTAATAACGATTTAGCCTCAGCTAGATTTGCATTTGAAAGACGACAAATACAAACAGAAAACTATAACGAACAGCAAGCAATCTCAGATATCTTTAACGATGCATTCTTAAACAAAGATTTGACTGACCCATTACAGGTACAAAGTATAAAAATGGAACTTGCAAAAATAGATGCAACGACAGTTGTAACATTTGAGAGATTAGTAGACATTACAAGAGATAACGCAGTAGGTGAGGATGCCAAGAAAGCTTTCTTATTAGGTATCGCACAACAAGAGTACGACTACGATATTCAACAGCTTGTTTTAGATTTTGAGGCAGCAAGAATGCCATTAGATTTCTTCCCACAAGTATTGTCTACTTGGAATGATGCACACAGAAGAAGCAGAACTAATGAAGCTGCTGTCTATGAAAGAAACTCAGAATATGCTAACGGAACTACTGATGTATTAAATGCTGTTAAGTCATCATTTACTTTTGAAGGCATATTACAACCTAACTATTATGCTGCTGCATACAATGCAAAGTATTACATACAATCAGAGATACTTGCTTTTGAAGCTTCCTTTGAAGAGCAATACGGTAGACCTATAACGCAAGAAGACAGACGACAGTTTATGAATAGGGTTGGTAAGTTTGTCATTGATAACTTTACACGTACACAAATGGCAGACCCTAATATTCCTGACTTTAGAAGCATTGATGAAATGGATGCTGAGATAGCAAGTAATCAGCAAACATTCTCAGATGTTGTTGACCAAATGGCTGGTAGTCCACTTAGAGTATTTAATACTGCAGAAATAAATAAACAGATGGCAGATTTTATTAGAGATGACGGAGCATCTAATATGGAGGTGCTAGAACAAAAGCAACAAGCATACTTAAGTGAAAATGTTTACCCTCTAATTATAGACACCGTTCTTCAATCGTTGCCTTCTTACCTTCAAGATGACTTCCCACAGTTTATTGACAGGCTAGTATCTAACAGCTTTGCAAAATCAAAATTAGCTGCTTCTCTTGGTATCGACTCTAAGATTTTGCATAACGCACTAGCGCAGGCAAGAGCTGAAAGTGAGTAATTGGTGGGAGCAAACTTACGAAGAATACACAGGTATAGATGAGCCTGAAAAAGTAGATGTACAACAAAACGCACTTGATAAGCTGACATCTCAACAATTCGTAAACACATTAAGAGATTATTATACATACAGAACAGGCGACAACTACTTTGAGATGGATGATGCCGATGTAATAGAAAAGTTTTATGATGATAGAAGTTGGGCTAATTACAATACTGTATCTATGACAAAAGACTTGAGTAGAGTTATGTCAGAGGCAGACCCAAGAAGACTTCAACAGTTCTCTGAAATAAATAATTTATATATGGAACTGCCAAACTTTTGGAATGACCCTAATAGAAACTTTGGGCAATGGTTAATGGATGTTGGCGGTGCAATGGTACTAGACCCAATCAACCTAGTAGGTTTTGGTATTGGAGGACAAGCTGCAAAGCAAGCTTACAAACAAACCTTACGTAACCAACTTAGAGGCAAGATAGCTGCTGAAATTGACAGGCAAGCTATAGAAGCTGTAGCAAAGAAAGCTAACAAAAAAGCTTTAACTTCAGCTATCAAACGCGGTGCAATTTATGAAGGTGTATATTCAGGACTTATATCAGGCACTCAAGATGTGCTGTTACAAAACACTTCTATTTTATCAGGACAAACAGATGAGTTTAGTTTTAAAAGACTTGGCTTAAATACTGCATTTGGTTTTGGAATGGGTACTGCATTCGGCGGTGCTTTTGCTGCAGGAGGATTTAAAATAGCACTAGCTGGTCAAAAAAGAAATACTATCAAAAATTTAACAGATATTCACAATTACGGATTTGACGAATTAAAAGGCAAAAGACTATTTGCAGATTTGTCAGAACCTAAAAAAGATAAACAATTTTACAAAAATAAAACAGCCGAAGAAATTGCGCAAGCTAGAAAGTATAATGAAATTGAAGCCAAGAATATGGATGATTACATCCAACAAATGCGCCAGGATGCTAGGAAACCTTTTGGCAAACCACCTAAAGAAAAATTTAATTATCAAAGATGGGCAGAAGGTGATGAAGACCACACGGCAGTTGAGTTAATAAGGCAAACAGCTAACGACCTTAAGAAACAACTTGATGAAGATGTTAGAGCTAACAAGTTTGATGTAATTAGAGAAGAAGCAGCACTTCTAGGTGCAGACCCAGAAAATGTTGTAAGACAAATTAAAGAACTCGGTGACACAAACATTGCAGCTTTTATGTTAGCAATGCGTGCTCGCATCAAACAAAATGCAGACTTTATGATTAAGCAGTCAAGGCAGATTGACGATATAACATTATCAAAATCAGACAGAGAAAAACTTAAGAAAAATTTTGAGCAAAGTATGAATTTAACAAGAGAGCTTTTAGTTCTTCAAAAGAGTGCACAGGAAAGAATTGCAACAGCACTCGCCTCACAAAGACAAAGAGTAGATGACGCACCAATAGATGTAGAAAAAGCTATTGATTTATTAGTCAATCCTGAAAAAGCAGATATGCAATTGAAGATAGACGGCAACATAGAAGACTATATGAGAGCTGTAGGTAAAATTTACGATGACAACCATATGATTTTGTCATTGCAAAATGTAAACAAAGTAAACAAATGGGATTTGGCTGCTGAGTATGTAAACAATAACTTACTGTCTAGTCCTGATACACACTTGCTGAACATTGCTTCAGGACTTATGCAGACGCAATGGAAGCCAATGACAATGCTTTTTAGAGCAATGTATCTATCGCCTACTGATAGCAAAAGAGCTGCAGAAGTTGCAAACGAGGCATTAGAAACTTACGTATATCAATACACATATACGATAGAAGCTGTAAGAAGTGCTTTTAGAAGTTTTAAAGCAGGGCGACCGTTGCTTGACAGTAGAGCATTGAAATATGACAGCAACATACGACAAGGACAGCTAGCTAATTATCTAAATGAAATGGTTGCTTCATTCACAAATGTTTTGCCAACAACAGCCGCAAGAGCTGTACAAGGTTTAGCTAAAATTCCTATTACAGCAATCACAGTTCCACTTAGAGTTTTGTCTGCAGGTGATGAATTTCTTAAAACACTAGCATTCAAAGCCAGAGCTGCAGCACAAATCAATTCACGTATTGCTAGAGAAAATCCTGAAATATTTACACGAACACGTAGATTTAAAGACAGGCAGGCTTACAAGGAAAAAGTAAATGAGTATATGAAAGAATATATTGATGAGTCTGGTAGAGCTCGTTCAACAGTTCAAGGCACAGATTTAAGTATGAACGCAGCAGGTTTATCTGCAGCCGACAGACTAGAGGTTAATGACCCATTACACTACGCACGAGAAGCTTCGTACACACAACCTGCAACTTCACAAGCACAGAAAGCAGATGGGACTTTTATTGGTGAAACTGAAGGTAGAGTTACAGGAGCTGTCTTAGACTTTACTGCAAGGCACAGATGGACTAGAGCTATGGGTCTACACTTTATCAACACACCTTCAAACTTGATACGTTGGAACTTTCAACATCTACCAATCCTTGGAAGGTATCAATTCCAAATGAAACAAATGCTGAAGAAAGATGCATCAGGAGATTACATAAACCCAGAAGCAGCAGCAGAAGCTAATGCAAGAATTACTATGGGTTATATGGTTTGGATAGCTGCATTCTATGCTGCCATAAGCGGCAAAGTAACAGGCGGTGGTGAAAGAGATTACAGAAAGAATTTACAAAAAGAAGTTAACACAGGATGGCAGCCATACTCATACAAAACACAAGATGGCAGATACATAAGTATGAACAGACTTGACCCATTCTTTACACCGTTTGGTATTGCTGCTGATATGGTTTATGCAATGGACAAATTTTATGCACATAATGAAAACTTAACTCCGTATCAAGAAAGTAGAATGACTGAGTTAGCTATGGGCGCAATCACAAGTCTTACAAGAAACTTTACTTCTAAATTTTATACAAAAGGAATGTTGGAGACAATTGACCTTTTCTTGGGCGATGGACTTATGCATACAAAAGACCCTGAGAGAAAGAGTGCATTATTCTTAGGAAGATTTGGATTTAAGTTTGCGCCATTGTCAGGAATGTTTAGATACGTAAATCGTGTAAACGATGACTACTCAAGAGAGTTGTGGGGTTTATCAGACCAACTTAACAGCTACAAAATTACAGATGACCCTGATGCAGTAATGCCTAGACGTAATATGTTTGGCGAAAAGATTGATAGGCAAAACGGTTGGTTGTTTGGCATAGGAGGCAAAGAGGGCATATGGTCATCACCATTCTCTATGACAACCTTTGCCAATACAGAAACAGCAAAGTTCTTTTCAGAAGAAGGTAGAACTGTTGACTATCTGCCGCCATCTAAAATTGCAAAGCACACAAATATAAATCTTAAGGATATTAAAAATGCTAAGGGGCAAACAGCTTATGATAGATGGATGGAAATAAAATCAGAAATAACCGTTCCATATATGGGTTTTAATGCATCACTTAAAGAAATAGTAGAATTCCTGATAACTGACTCACAAAGTCCACTCAAAAAGTTACCAGAAGGCACTATTGAAGGACAGGATATGATGCAAAGAGAAATACTAAGAGTTGTAAGACAGTTCGAAAGAGCTGCTTATCAAAAGATGTTACAAGAATTCCCAGAAATAAATAAAGAACGAAGAAGAAGAGAGACTAGCATTCAACGTTCAGTTGAAGATGCATTGGATGCTTTTGTGAACCAATAGCATAAGTACCCCTCTTAGAAGAAATTTCAAAATAAGGAGATTAAATGGCAAATAGCTTTGTACGTTACACAGGTGACGGAAACACTGCAACTTACTCAATACCTTTTAGTTATAGAGTTGCTGGTGATTTAACCGTTACTCTCAATGCTGTCGCTACAACAGCTTTTACATTTAATGCTGCAGGAACAACTATTACATTCAATAGTCCTCCAGCTAACTCTACCGCTATTGAGATAAGAAGGACTACAAGTCAGACTACAAGACTTACAGACTATGCCTCTGGTTCAGTTCTTACAGAAAGTGACCTAGACACAGATAGTACACAGTCATTCTTTATGTCTCAGGAAGCAATCGATGATGCTGCAGATAAGATTAAGATTGACCCTGCAGACTTCCAATGGGATGCAACAAACAAACGTATCAAAAATGTTGCAACTCCTACTGCTGACACAGATGCAGTAAACAAATCATTCATTTCTACAAATATTCCCAACATTACAACTGTCGCAGGAATATCTGGTGACGTAACAACTGTCGCTGGTATTTCAGCAAATGTCACTACAGTAGCTGGTAACAATGCCAACGTAACGACAGTAGCAAGTAACATTGCTAACGTTAATACAGTTGCTACAAATATTGCAGACGTTACAACTGTGGCTAATGACCTTAACGAAGCAATCTCAGAAATAGAAACTGC